TGGTATCAGAGCCATGTTTCTAGCGTAAACACCTTCGGGGGCCCAAAGGGGGCCTGACAATGGTGAAGTTTTAGATAAGGCGAACTTCCTTCTTATCATCATACTTCTGTGTAGCAATCTTATTAGCTTAAATTGTTTTCCGAGTAAATAAGTTCCTCACTAGCAAGGGAAAACCTGATCTTTGTTAAGGGGCAAAAGAGCAAAAGACCGCAGATAGCCCAAGAGGGGCTCAGTCGGGTGAGCTTGAGTTCCTGAAACAAAAGGAAGGGGGACACTTTCTAGCAGGACTATTTAACGAGTAAACAATCAAAGGCTCTTGAGAAAGCGAAGGGGGTTATATGAGCCAGAAGGAAGGTAAGCCGTAATAAAACAAAACCTAAGGTCACCCCCGGGGCACCCGTTCGTCTATAAGTGTGTTTTCTAGAAATTTGGTATTCTGTTTATGTCCCAGAGATATTGGGAACAAAAACTCGAAGAATATCGCAACTCTCATACCCAAGAGGTTGCAGATCTAGCCTACCTTAACCTTGAAGGAGCTGAGAAGGTCACCCACAAAGACCTTGCTCACAACCTACGCATCAACACCTACCGGCAGGATCTTGCCAATAAGATCCTCGTCGGACTAAGTCATAAACACGCCGCGGACATCATCCGCGAAATCCACGAAGACAACCGCAAGCTGCAGAATAACCTGAAGGCCTGTGAAAAGGCTTTGAAGGAGCAGCAGGCGGAGCTGACTGCTGTAAAAAGCAGCGTCCCAGCTCTCCGTGAAGAACTCCGCAAAATACAACAAAGCTGGTCGGAGCACCGACCTCTGTCCAAAGACGACGTTGAGAAACTCGTCTTACGCATCAGTGAACAACCAAAGTTCATTGAGCAACAGACGGAGTCCCTCATCAAGGAGCTAACCAGCAAGGTGAGTCGGGTGGAACACCTGATCCACCAGTTGGAAGGACGCATCCTTGGATGAGCCTCCAGGAGAAAAGGCAAAACAAGGCCTACAAAGAAGCTTTAGAAGAAACCAGAAATCTGTGGGACACCGCAGTCGGTTTCGTCGATAAAAGCGAGATTGTGGCCAACATCGGCACAATAACAAAACAGCTAAATACGGTCCTCTACCTGCTCCTCGATTTGAGCGAGAGGATCTCCAGACTCGAAAAGGTAGCACCTCCCCAAACAAAGGACATTTCCAAAGATCTCGAGAAGCTCCAGAAACAACTGTCAGGGCTTCGGATCTCTGAAGAAGGAGGGTCGAACCTTAAGCAAAAGAAGGTTCCCCTTCGCGTCTTCAGAAACCCTTTTGAGATCTTAAAGGGGGAGATCTCCACCAGTAAATGATGAACACCACTCCTCGTGAAGTGGAACAGCCCCTGGTCGAAGACCAGATATGGGGCTACCGATGGACGCAACGAGCCTGTTATGAGGCTCAGGAGGCGGGCAGGCGGCTCGCCAATATTGGAAGAACTATTCTGGGAATGCAGCCAAGGGAGCATACCCTGGCAATGGTGATCGACCCTGAAGCGGAGCTGCAACGTTCAATGAGTGAACGTGCCAGAACCGTCCCTGCCGAAGTCCTCTACATGACCCGGCGGGATAACATCCATCACAGGGTCTATTACTTTCGATGCGAGGAAAGGATGAGGGTCCTGGACAGTGACCAGCAAGATCGGACCTTCATCACTCCGGAAGCTTTCGAGCATCTGAAGGAGGCGGGATTCGAGTACATCCATCTCGGAATCCTGCAAGTAAGATTCCAGATTCTACATCGGCGGTACGCCGGTACCATGGCATTCATCGCCTACAGAGACACCAGGTGGGATAACAGGAAATCCATTATCGCCACTATGGAGGTTGACCTATCTGAAGGCAACCAAATAGTCTACATCATTCCGGATATGATGACTACTATCCGGGACTGCTATGAGCACATTCAAATATCAATCCGAACCATCGGATATGACGACGACTGGAATGGGGAGTCCAACCTCCTCATCACAAGAGGAATGACGGCCCGACTCTCCAACACACCAAATGTTGGGTTCGCCTACAACATCTCCCGAGTTGCGGACTACTTAAAGTCCAAAGGCGTTAAGGCAATTGACGCCTCAAAAGAGAAGACGACCCAGTTTAAGGGTCGCGAATGGGTACTGAAGCCCAGTCAAGCCAGCGTCACTCCAATCATGCCTACAATAGCGGACGCTCACGAACGCTATGACGGAAGTCTAGGCATCAAATTTGGTAATTATCAGGAGGCCAGTACAAGCGGGCCCCCACAATACAATGAACATGACGACGAGATCGTAGAAGATGTAGTCCTGGCAATCATCGACGACCTGCCAGAAGATGACGAGGAGGACTATTTTCAACAAATATTAAATGATTACCAACCTGACTCCCAGGTTGCGCTTGATTACCCAGTCCTCATTCCAACAGAGGATCCATTTGCATCCTCTTATGCACCACTGACACCACCGGCTCTTACGCCGCTACCAGCATCCGGTGACAACACCCCCGACGGGATCCGTCCCGTCTTGCAGCGAATCGTGGTGGGGGAGAAGGATTTCACCGATTTCAACACCCTTGATTTCACATTGAGAGGGTTGGATGTGGAGTTACAAACAACGGATGACTTCACTGCAGAGGAGGAAGAGCTGATCGGCTCCTTCCTCAACCAACTAGAAGAAGAGGAGAACCTTTACTGTAAGGAATCTCCTTCATGTCTATTCACTGATGACAACAACGGCGATGACGAAGGAGAACATCATGTCGTTGCCGCTTCTCTGGAATACCCGGAGTTGAGAAAGATATCTGAAATCATCAACTCCACGGTAGTAGACAGCAATCCGGGAAATCAGTATATGATAGGAGATACTGATATGGATGGACCACCCGGGTATGCACCAGCACAAGCACAAGCTGCAGCAGTACCACCTACATATGGCGGTACATCTCCATCAGTAAGGGGGCCTTTCAGGTGGAAGAACCCCCATGAGCATTTTGAGCTACCATCAGCACACCAGCTGTCCGGGGCAATCTTTGTCATGCCCCAAAACTTTGATCCAAAGGTTTTTGGGCGGTGGGAATCCATCGTTCTAAACCATCTGGCGGACAGAAACTTCCCAACCGCCTTAGACAAGATCATCTACGTGGAGAACCTCCTAGGGGAAATGGAGAAAATTACATTCCAGACCTGGAGGATGAGATACGAAGAAGAATTCGTAAGCCTGCAGACCCGAGTGCTTGGCAACAACGGCACTCAGAACCTGCTCGCTCAGATCCGAAAGGTATTCTTCCTGGAGGATCCTAAAGGAGGAACCACTGTTTCTCAGGATGCGGCCTATAAGGCCATCAAGAGCTTGACGTGCCAAGAAATGTCCGGGCAAGCAATCAGGAAGTATATGTCTTCCTACTTTGATCTGGCGGCACGATCAGGAAGGATGTGGGTGAATGAGGAGCTATCTGACGACTTCTTCACCAAGCTCCCCATGGGTTTAGGCGACAGAGTGCGCCAAGCCTTCTTATCGAGGTACCCCGGCAACACAATAGGGGTTCCAGCAAGGATCACATTCACCCAGCAATACCTGGAAGAGGTCTGTCGGGAGGCAGCCTATCAACGCTCCCTAAAGACCCTGGACTTCTGCAAGGAATTTCCAATCCCGAACTTCTACAAAGGACCCCAAAAGAAGTACGGAGTAAGGAAGTCCACCACCTATCGCGGCAAACCTCACAAGTCGCATATCAGGATTGACAAGACGAAGCACTTGAAGAACAGAAAATGCAAGTGCTACATCTGCGGAGAAGAAGGACATTTTGCAAGGGATTGCAAAAACCCGAAGAAGATCGTTGATCGGGTTCATGTCCTAGAAGAACTAGACATCCAAGACGGAATGGATGTCGTCTCGGTCGGAGAGAATGAAGATGAGCTCTCCGATATCTACTCCGTCTCTGAAGGAGAGGAATCCACACATGAGGCATACCACGTCTTCTCCCTTGTGGAAGACTGCCTCATTGGAAAGGCCAACACCTGGAGGTACCAGGTACGAGTTTCCCCGAAGGAATACTATTGTAAACACGAGTGGGGATTCAACTCAAAAATTCTAAAGAACTGCAGAGCCTGCGGGGCAACAGCTCAAACTGGTGAGCGTATGGATTGTCCCCTTTGTAATATGACTATCTGCTCTTCCTGTTCCAATTACTGCTTTGACATAACTATCCCAAAGAATGAGGAAAGAGTGCAGGCGATAGTATCATCCTCAACAGCATCAAGGGAAGAAAGCTGGAAAACCATCGCCTTGGAGCAGAGGAAGTTGATTAAGAAGCTGGAGAATGAAAAGGAGGCTCTCATAGTAGAGCTAAATCAAGCATTGGAACAACTGAAACAGACAAAGGGAAAAGGGATTCCCGAGCATCAGGATGATGCGCTAGAAAAGGAGCTCCTAAAAGAGCTTCTGAGGGAAGAGAAAGAGAAGGCAAAGAAGGCTGAGGAAAGCCTTCAGGAACTTCTGAAGGAAGAGAAAGAGAAGGCAAAGAAGGCTGAGGAAAGCCTTCAGGAACTTCTGAGGAAAGAAAAGGAAAAAGTAAGGAAGGCTGAAGAAAGCCAGAAGGAGACGGCGCTGTTAGTAGAAAAACTGCAAGAGCAGTTACAACAAGCGCTAAGCAACAAGACTACCTGCAACGAAGAAGTACGAGAAGAGGTAGCTGTGATAACTGAGGAGGAGAATCTCAGTTATAGCGCAATCAAGTCTCCAACAAGGTACAACGGCCTGTACAATTTAAAGGCCAAAATTGAAGTTGAAGGAGAAACTGTAGTTCTTAACGCCATCCTGGACACTGGAGCTACGGCATGTATCATCCAAGAAGCGAAGGTTCCTGATCGGCCGTGTGAACAGGCTGCAGTGAGTTACACCCTTCACGGTGTCAACTCAACCACATCAGGAAGGAAAGTATTGAAAGGAGGCAAGTTATGGCTTGGAGAACAATTCTTCAGGCTTCCAAGGACACTAGTCGCCGACATGGTGCTAACGGAGGGAGTGGAGATGATCGTGGGATGTAACTTCCTACGAAGTCTTGAAGGAGGACTCAGAATTGAAGGTGAGGTAGTAACTTTTTATAAATTAGTTACTAATGTGCAATCATGCAGAAGTACACACGCCTTCGGAGCCATCATAGAGGAGCTCGAGATGGCTGAGGACGAGTACATTGACCTCAACCTCATGCTAGCAACAGAACCTGCCGTAGGAGAAGAATTTGCCAAACTTCCCCTATACCAGCAATTGAAGGCTGAAGGATTCATTGGAGAAAATCCCCTTCTCCACTGGCAACGAAATCAAGTGATCTGTGAACTGCAGATCAAAAACCCTGAGTTGACGATAGAGGACCGGCCTCTGAAACATGTCACGCCGGCTCTAAAGGAAGCAATGCAGAAGCACGTTGACAAGCTTCTGGAATTGAAGGTGATCCGGCCTTCAACGAGTAGACACCGAACAACTGCAATGATCGTCTACTCCGGAACGGAAGTGGATCCCGTAACCAAGAAGGAGAAGAGAGGGAAAGAGCGCTTGGTGTTCAACTATAAGCGCCTCAACGACAATACTGAGAAGGATCAATATTCACTCCCAGGTATTTCTACGATCCTTCAGAAAATTGGCCACTCAAAAATTTATTCAAAATTCGACCCCAAGAGCGGGTTTCATCAAGTGGCTATGCACCCTGACTCCGTTCCATGGACCGCATTCTGGGCCATTAACGGCCTTTATGAATGGTTGGTGATGCCTTTTGGGCTTAAAAATGCACCAGCGGTCTTTCAAAGAAAAATGGATCATTGCTTTAGAGGCACAGAAGACTTTATTGCTGTCTACATAGACGATATCTTAGTCTTCTCTGAGACCCCTGAGCAGCACAAAAAGCATCTGGAGATTTTCCTCCAGATAGCCAGGAAGAATGGGCTTGTGTTAAGCCCAACAAAAATGAAAGTGGGAGTTCAGCAAGTGGACTTCCTAGGAGCTACAATTGGAAATTCACGCATCCGGCTCCAGCCTCATATTATCCAGAAGGTCGTTCAATTTGACAACAAGGACCTTCAAACAACAAAAGGACTCCGAAGCTTCCTCGGAATACTGAATTACGCAAGGAGTTATATACCTCAAATGGGGAAATTGCTCGGTCCCCTGTACTCGAAGGTTTCTCCAACTGGAGAAAAGAGGATGAACAAACAAGATTGGGCGATCATTGAAAAGATCAAGCAAATGGTGGAACAATTGCCCGAGTTAGAGCTTCCTCCCAACGGTTCGGTAATAGTCATAGAGACGGATGGATGTATGGAAGGATGGGGAGGTATCTGCAAGTGGAAATTCCCAGGCGCCCCAAGGAATCAAGAAAAGGTGTGTGCCTATGCAAGCGGGCGATTTCAGCCAATCAAAAGTACTATCGATGCAGAGATCCAGGCGGTGATCAACAGCCTGGATAAATTCAAAATTTATTATCTGAATCAGAAGGAGCTCGTTGTGCGAACGGACTGCCAGGCGATCGTATCCTTCTACGAGAAAATGGCTAACAACAAGCCATCACGGGTAAGGTGGCTAACTTTCTCTGACTTTATTACAGGCATAGGAGTCCCTGTAAAGTTTGAACACATCGACGGCGAGGATAATCTATTAGCAGACACATTATCAAGGTTGGTAGTGATGATGCTGCATGAAGAGGCGTATACGGAACCTCTTCAACGAATCCTCCCCCTTCTGTCAAAGAAGGAGGCAGTACACGTGCTCACCCATAAGCCGATACTCAAATGTGGTTGCGGGAAAACAGCAATCAGAAAAATGTCCCGCACCTCGAGGAACCCAAATCGGCACTACTACTGCTGTGAGCAGGAGAAATGCCACTGCTGGTGGTGGGAGGATCACCTGCTACAATTTGCTGCTGAGAGAGGAGCGCTAGAACAAGAAGCGCTAAGGATGGAGGAGCTTTTCGACAGGCTCCAATTCAACACCAACGAACCGCATGGAGGACCACTCGAAGACGATGACCAGGCCTCCTTACTGGACGCGGTTGGCTTATGAAGCGGGCGTGGTAGGCCCATAATTTATTATTTTAAAGACAATCGGGCTTTTGGCTCTGGTTTTGGGCCTTGGCCCTGGTTTGTAATAATATTATTTGGCCCTTTATCACTACCAGGACAGCTGTTCCTGGAAAAACTGTGGCCCATTACTTTTTAAGGCGCCCCTGGTTTTGTGCGCCCATGGTTTTTGCTTTCTGGTTTAGCATCTTGTAAAGAAGCGGTATTATGTGCTTTGAGGACAAGCAAAGTGACGATGAGGCCCCACGAGTACTCGGCTTTGCTTACCATCAACGCAAGAAAGATACCCTTTCTGCCTATATAAGGACTTAGTTTAGCTCATTGCTAAGCATCGAAGCAGAACTTCAGTTGCTTACTTTGAGAGATATTGTAAGAGTTTCCATCTATATATAAAATTTCTGAGTGTTTGCTAGTTTCTTTCTGAAATCTTTTGAGAGTAGGAAAGCGATCAAAGGGCGCGAAAAATCC